TCTACTCTGTCAGGATGTGGGCAATCTGAATAATCCTGAAAATTATTTTGATTTGCTTTTTTAATAAGATTTTGAATTTTCATAATTAGTTATTTTTAAGTGGTTAATTGTAGAACGAAGATAGTATAATGGTTTACAATTGCAAACACCTGCAAACAAATTAGACAAAATAATTCCCTCACTTTTTGTAAAGTGCTATAAATCAGAGATATTAATTTTTAAAAAATAATGATCAGGCCTAAAATAATTGCTGAAGTTGTAGCAATTAGGCTAAGTTTTTGATGGAATTTTAGTTTAGATTCAAGGACCAAGTTTTCTTTTTCTAAACTTTTGGTTTGATACTGGTATTGCTCGGCTATATCTCGGTAGTTTCCCACCTTGCGTTCAAGAATTTCTATCACTTCTTTTTGTGTATGCGAGATTATACTAATGCTTTTATTCTGTTCCATTATACTTAGGATTTTTCGCATTTCCGATGGAGTCAAAGTCTTGCAGTCCTGACTTGATGCTGTCAAGCAAAACGCTATCAGGAATAAGATAGATATAAATAATTTTTTCATTTGTTTTAATCTTGGTTTTGTAAATTAAAGAATCATATCTCTTTATAATAGTATCAATTCTAAGGTTATCGTTTAACCTATTTTGGATGGTTGTATCACTTATTTGTTGGGCTGGCTTAAACTTATACCAGTTCGTGTAAAACAAGCCAATACACAAAGCTAAAATGATAAATAAACTAATTGCTGAATTACTTCCTTTTCCCATTCTTTAAATAATTACCAGTCTTTTGTTTTAATTCCCATTCTTTTTCTACTTCAGCTATTAACTTTTTTCTTTTTAATTCGTGTTCTGCAATGGCTTTTATCTGTTCAGGAGTAGCTTTGTATTTCAATAATGATTTCATAGTAGTGTAGATAGTAAATAGCTTACCCAAATGATGCACAAAATTAAAATGATTATGTCTTCTTTTTTCTGTTGGTTCACTTTATAACTAAAATTTGTTTGCGGTTTCCTGATGACTTAAAAGAGATGTGCAACCAACTAAAATCGTACTCATTAATAAGCTGGTCAAAGTCTAAAGTTTTTGCAAGTTCAAATAACTTTTTGTTTTCTGATTTACTACCAGTAGTGATATCTATTGCTTGTCCTTTGGTGTGTTGGCTTAATGGACTTCCACCTACCAACTGATTTAAACTTTGCGACCTGAAAAAAGAATTAATTTTAATTGGCTTTCCCCACATTTTTCTTAATGGTTCAAAACAATGCTCAGCAACCAATTTCATGTTGGTTAATTCTTGTTCATTAGGCTGGTTAGATATTCCGTTTCTTATCGCTGTTGGTGACAAGGTAGCCTCATCGTAACTTATGTGTTCGCTAATCTTCATAGTTTTCATAATATATCTCAGTTAAAAATCCTTCTGTAAGTATTAAAGCCATTCGCCTAATATTATCTATTCGGTCCTTGTCTTCTCGGCTCTGCATAGAGTAATCGTAGGCCTCAGAAACCCCTAAAGCTACCGAGCAAATGTGTATAATTTCTCCCCTTGTTTCGCATGCTTCGTAGATGATTTCTTCATTTACTGTTTCCTCAGATAACTGTTCCATTTATAACCTCCTTTTGATAGACTTGTCCTTGATTAATTAAAATAAACCCATGTACCCAATCGTTAATTGGCATGTAAGCTGGGGATAAATCGCACAAGCATCCAGTTGAATAAGCATAATAATATGGTTTTCCTAAAATCATTCCAGCATCTTTGCTTTGTCTGTGAAAATGACCTATAATTAATGGTCTATTTATCTTTAACCTCGCTGTTCTTGCTGGATTAATCCCTCCACTTTTCATTGGTAGTTCGTGACCATGCAAAACTGCGATGTCAAACATATAGCACCATTGTAAACTATCTAATTGAATTATCTCAAGTTCCCTAAGTCCGAGTATCTCTGCTAAATTTATGTGCTCAATATCTAATAGCTCAGGAGCTTTAAGTCTAATCCACTTATCAAACCTTAAATCATGATTTCCGTACTTATAAATAATCAGAGCTTTTGGGAACATTTCTCTAAGGCCTTTTAAAAATACTTTAGCACAGTCTAACTCGTATTTAACCGAGTGTTTTGTAGTGGTATTTTCGTGCTTGGAAATTAAAGCGAAATCTAAAAGGTCACCATTGATATAGATAGTATCTACTTCTTCTTTTAATCCATATTCAAGTGCAGCAAATAAAGCCTTATCATCATGGTAAGGTAAGTGAATGTCACTAATAATTAAAACTTTGTGACGGTCTTTTGGTAGATAGTATGGTTCTACCTTTTCACTTTCGCCTTTAGGTAGTTCCTCTTTTAGTTTAGCTAAGTAATCAATATGTTCTTTTGCAAAACCTCTGTTAGCATCACCATCTGAACCTCTATAATACCTAATTAATCTTCTGATTGATTCAACACTTTTAAATTGAGCTGGGTTATCTGAATAGATCTTTTTAGCTAAAGTATTATTTGGGGTATTTGGGTAGTCTTTTAAATATTCGTAGATAATATTGTTTGGTTTTTTCATATATAGAGTGATATAAATAACAAGCTCATTATGGTAGTTACTATTGGAAAGGCTAAGGACTTAACAATTAAAAAAGCTACTATGTTATACTGAATAAACTTTGCTAAATGCCAAGCATCCCATAGCATTGGAAAGTATTGAAAGAACAAAGGCTTTAGCATCTCGCTGCGTTCCCTTGAAAAGAATCTACCTAACTTATAGTAAGCGTCATGATGAGCTATTGAATCACGAATTGCATCAAGCCAAACATATAGGAGTAATAAAATCATTCACTCTTATTTTTGATTAACTTTTTTAAAGCTCCTTTCAAATCATCGGGAATAACCAATAAGCATAGACCAACAGTTCCAATACTAATAGGATAGTAAATATCAATTTTTGTTTTCGGCTCATACAGTAAAGGATATCCGATTAAGAATAGTGAATAAAAGAAACATACAAACCCGCAAATCGTAGTGATTGGATGATTTAAAATTGAGATATTTTCTTTTATTTTTTTAACCATTTTTTTAGCATTTGAGAGATTTGCCACAAAGAAATAATAACCGATAAAGTAAACGAAAGAAACTGAACTACCGGCAGCCAATGCGTCATAAAACCTATAAAAGCCAATGCCCAGCTAACTATATTTAATTCTAAAAATTTATGATTCATATTAAACATTAAGTGCGGTTAAAACATTTAAAATATAGGTTCTAAAATTTGTGTAATCTAAATCGCTTGACCCATGAAAACTACAAGCATGATATTGAGTATCAAATGCAACCCCTGAAGTACCTCCGTTGTTATTAATAACTAATTCAAATTGACTAATATTTGGCATCGCAAGTGAATTTAAAGTTGATGCAACAGAGTTAGCATTGATTATTGATTCTGCATTAGTACTTGTAGTTCGTTTTGTTACCCCAAAAACATAACCACTTGTAACTGTATTAGTATTTGAAAGTGATGGTGGATAAGGGTTTGCATCCGAGTTATTATAAGACCTTAACGAACCATTCCAATAGTTAATTGTATGAGCAACATCTCCAACCCCACCAATACTGGCGATTGAACCTAATGAATAAAAGCTACTTGTAAATGCTGGATTCTTAACAATTACTCCAGCTATGTTTTTATCTTTTAAAAATGCTACACCTTGACTTGATGGAGTATAGTTTAAATTTAGATAAGATGTTGAACCATTAGACTTATAACCATTTGCATCAAATGTTGGTGAATTAACTGGTGTAACATAATGAGCAGACTTAATTAAATTAGTTCTTGCAGCAATTTGAAAACTACCTAAACCAGCATATATATTTAATCTGTCTAATTGATTTAAAATATTTCCGTTTGTTGCTGCTGGTCTGAAGAAGTAAGTATCAAGCACATCTAAAGTAGCTAAATTAATTGTGCCACCATTTGCAATTATGTTTGATTGATAAGCTAAAGTATCTGAACTAAATGTATTAAGTGAAGCTATGTAGTTACGAATAATTAAATCTAAACTTGCAGCTTGTCCGCTCAAATCAGAACCTTTGTAAACTGCTGAAATTTGACCACCACCAAATGAATCAAAATCTGCATATTTAAAAACATTAAAACTTAGAGTTTCAGCAGTACCAGTACCAGTTGCAGTTGCTTGACTTGAACCATTACCAAAAAGTGTACAAGCAGTTCCGTTTTTGTTAATCATCCAATGCTTAATTGGAGAAGCTGATGGAATAGAACCTACTGGAATTCCATTTATTGTACAAGTTGCATAACGAATTCTGTTGTTACTATTATTTGCTCCAATAAAAACTCTGTTATTTGTTGTTGGATTACCTAAATCATTAATATAAACTCCATAAGAAGCAGAATTCAAAGTAAATTTAGTTTGCCCAGTTGTATTTAAATTCAAAAACATATTTGAGTTATTTCCTTGAAAGCCATAACCACTTGAAAATGTAGGATAAGTAGTAGTTGTAGCTAAGTTGTTAGGATTAACCCAATTGATTGTGCCAAATTCTCGTGAACCATCGTTTCTAAACATCATAAACGAATCAAGTTTATCCCATACACCAGCTGCTTTTAAATCAATAATTAATTGATTTTGCAAAATTTGTTGAGATGCAGATGGTCTTGTAAATCCACTACCAGCAGTTAAAATAGCTTGATACTCGGCAGAAAATCCGCCAAAGCTACTACCATTACCACCTACAACTGTTCCTAAACCTAAGCTAATCATTAACCTAATATGTTATAGCCGTAACCAATAACAGAACCTGAACTTGGAGTTATGTTTGCAATCGGATCACCGTTAAAAGCAGGGATTAACATTCCTTGTTTTAAGGTCTTTCCGCTCAATCCGTATTGAGTCAATAGGTTCTGTCCGCCTACTGTTGACAAAGTAGTCAAAACGCAATCAGCATTTACTACCAATACATAAAAAGTATTTCCAGTTGAGGCTGCATCAATGAATTTACATCCGTTACCGCCTAACATTCTTTGCTCTAATATCATAACTATATATATTTATTTATTTTAAAATTTTAATTTGTTGGAATTAAACAACTATCGTAAGGATTAGCTATGTTTAAAGTAAAATTACAAACCCATCCAGCTACTTCGTCACCATAAGAATCTTTTATAGGAGTACAAGAAATGTTTTCCTGCATCTCAAAATAACTTCCGTAGTAAGTAGATTGTTTAATTTTAGCAATAACGTCTGAGATAATTTGTAGCGTGTCAGATAGTACGTCCCTTTCGTTACTCAAGTCCTTTAATACGATGTCTATTGCAGTCAATTGTAAGTTTAAACTGAATACCTTACTGCCAAAATTAGAAGGCCTTACATCGCCCCAAAGCAAAGGATAAGATAAGGGCGCACTCGCTCCCAAATCTGCGACATCACAAAAAGTAAAGTTCCCATTTAGTAAGGCGTTACTTGTTGCTATTTCCTGTAATAGGTTGACTACTTTGTTTAGGCTGGTTTGCATTTAAATAGATTCTTAATTTTTCTAAATTCGCTTTGTTTTTACTTCCTTTTTTTCTCATAGTTTAAGTTTTTCTTCTAAAGTTTCCTTGATACTTCACGCTTGGTGGTACTAAATCCCAATCAATGTCTGGTCCGAGATACATTCCGTTTTGATAGTTATTTGAATTAGGGTAAATAGTATCAATGTTTGCGTTTTGTTGGGTCAAATATAGCGGATAAGTGCTTGTATGCGCTAACAAGAAATTACTTAATCGTTCAGCATACCACTCAGCTCGGTTCTTTGTGTAGTCTAACAAGTATCTCAAGTCATCCATTGAAGCCTGATTGCTAAACTCAGAGTTCTTAGTAGCTATATTTTTGTTCTGAAACTTGAAACTCAACGGCAAAATTGACTCATAAATACAGTACTTAACCAAAGTCGGAGTAATATAAGTATCCAATAAGGTGACATTAGCAGCACTTACTGTGTTACTTGATACCTGAGTAACTAATTGATTGTAAAGCGAAGTCCCTAATATAGGAAGTAAGTAAATATTCTGCGCCTCTTTAATTGTTGGGACTAATAATTTCGGGTCTACATTTTCAGAAATTATTGTTTCTTGTTTGAGAGTTTCCTCTGATATAAATAATACTGTTGCCATTACTTTTTCTTAACTAAAATTGATGCCCATTGATGCCTGCAATAAGGAAGGTGAATATCGGTACCGGGTTTAGTGTACCAGCCTCCTCTTTTTGTCCATACATTTCTCCCTACACGTTGAGAGATTTTACTAATCTCATCTCTTGTGTAGAGTTTATTCAAGTTTAATAAAGCCTTACAGAAAGCTCTGTTCTTTGAATCGTTAGGTCCTTGATATTTGTATCTAACTTCATACTTTTTCAACTCGTCTGCAATCTTTCCAATCGCTGATTGAGTAGGTAAAATATTAATTACGTTCCAAGCTCCTTCAGTTAAAGTCAAAACTTTTTTTACTTTTAAAGATTTGATTAACTCGTCTAATTTACCTTCGCTGATTTCTAAGTTCACGGCTAAATCTTTTTTAGATATTAATGGGTCTTTTTTAACTTGACTAATTAACTTCTTTTCTTCTTCAGTTAAAGACTCAATCGCAAAGGCTAACTCTACTAATTCTTGTTCATTAAATTCTAAATGAGATTCAAAGCTATAATGGTCTTCAAATACTTCTAATCTTCTACTTTCAAACTCTAAATAGTCTTCAGCATCTACTCCATATTCTGCGAAAACTTCAATTTCTGAATCTTCTGAAAATGCTTGAGGTGTTACTGGTGTTGGCTCTTCAAGTTTTGGTAAACCTGCCATTTCTCGCAACTCGTTTTTAGTCGCAATCTGAATCAACGTTTGCTCAGTAAACTCAGGGCTGAAAGGTTCTAAAGGCTGAACTTCGTAAGGTTGATTTATTCCGTTAAAACCTATTATGTAATTAAATAATTCTTGAAAATGTTGTTGGTCAGGTTTGATTTCATTCTGTTCAAATAATTTGAACGCATCTACCATTTCATTTCTACCACCTAATTGGCCTTCTATACGAATACCCATAAAAATAGGAGAAGTTACTCTATGAGCTACGAATATTTCTTGTTGTATAGTATCGTTTAGTATATCAAACTGCTTGTCTAATTCGCTTGGCTGAAGACTAATTACATTAGGAGCTTTATCTGAACCATCTGAGAAGTTAATAATCCATCTGCCAGCGTTATCGGTGCTGCCATGTTTGTTGTTTATCCTTCTTACTAATGCTCTTTGTTCCTCGTCAGTCGGAATGCCATTATTAAAGTTTAAAATACCACCAAAGAAAAAGTTATTTTGAAGGTTAGCTCTATGAAAGTTTGCTACTTCTACGTCACTTTCAATATACGGAATAGCTCCGATATAATCAGGCAAAGGATAAGTATTTAAATTCGGTCTGTATTCACGATAGTAAAGAATCTGTACACCCTCTCTTTTTTCAGGATTAAAAGCGTCGTACTCTACAACTTTTGGTCTGTAATCTGCCCAATTATCCGAGTAGTAAAAAGAAGTGTTATCTACATTAGAACGGATTTTAGCAAAATCCATGTGATAAACTTGTGCTACCTTACCACTTAACTTACTCCATACAATTTGAAGTGCATATCCTCCGTATAAACGCTTATCTAAAATAGTTTTATTGAATATATCACTTAGAGTTTCAAAGGTATTAGGACGAACTAAAAAGGCCTGAGCTTTAATTGCCTGATCAATAACTAATCCTTCTTTTATTTTTAATCCTCTACCATAAGTATACTTCTGTTTAGCAGTTAAAATAGCGTTATGTTTAGCTGAGCGGTTGAATAAATCAACTAAATAAGCTGGATAGTTATTATCTTCTCCATAGTTTACGTACTCTTTATTTTTGTCCTTTTCAAATATTGGGACTTGATAACTGCTTACTGGTTCGTTATAAAAAACAAATTTGCTTTTACTGTCTGTCATAAGTTATTATTTCAATATTAGGGTTGTAGGTAGTTACTGTAAGCTCATTAAATCCGTATAATAATTTCCCTCTTTCTAATAGTTGTTCGCTTGTATTTGGTTCAGGGTTACTTTCAAATCTTGTATAAATTGAATACTCGTAATTTCCAGTATCTTTCAAATAAACTCTACCATTTTGCAAGTCTTCATCTCCAATATTTGCTACCAATTCAATAGTAAAATTATCTATTCTTGGATAGTAAGTAGTTGAATTAACAACATAAACCCACTTTGTCTGTTTAGTTACTTGCGAATAAATACCAAAATAACCTTCATTGAATTTATCCCAATTGCCTGCATTTGGCATAGTTATATTTTCACTCGCAGTTGCAAATACTTCGTTTAATCCAAAATTAAGATGAATCATATATCTATATATTAAAATCGTAAAAAGTTATAAAATAGAAAAGGCAACCATTTCTGATTGCCTAATCTACCTATGAAAAAACTCTACTTAAAACTTTTAAATTTTAGTGAAAGCTGAAGTTGAAGTTAAGATTTGCGCTGGTTGAGCTTCCATACCAGTTAAGGTGATTTGAGTTCCGTTAAAGTCACCCATTGCTGCTCCGCTTGTATGTGAACCAGCACTAACTTCTAATCCGTTTACTTGACCCAATAACCAAAATGTTCCATCCTTTTTCTCAATGATAGTCAAAACTCTTGCTTGAGCTAAAGTGTACCATCTGTTTCTGTCAGCTTGGCTCATCTTAGCAAAATTTGCTACTACTGTTTGAGTATAGAAAACATTTCCGTTAGCTGGTGTTGATGTGATTTCTTCAGTGAATGAATCTGCTGCTTGTGGCATCAACTCATACTTGTAGAAACTTACTCCACTTACGTTAGAAATACCTGAAGCAGTTGTACTTGTTATAGTAGCTGCGCTTGGTAATCCGTTTGCGAAGTAGATATTTTTTAAACCTCCTACTGCGTCTTTGCAATCAAGAGTATATCCTGCTGTTACTGCACATGGCATAATTTTTTTCTCCTTTTATTTTTATAAAAAGAGGGTAAGGCTTGACTTTTCAAACCCCACCCCCTCTTAGTTAATTAATTAAGAACCTACGTAGTAAACTACTTCTGCTGGAAATGCTATTTGAACACCAGCTTTGAATTCCGCTACATAACGAACTTCCATTGCCTCTTGTGCCCAGAACAATTCAAATTTAGACTCTTCGCCTAAAACGTCGCAACCGAAGAACATGTTTGAAGTTCTCAAAGCATAGATTCTGCCAGTACTGTTCAATCCATTTACACCGATAACCTTGATGTTAGTTCCAGGAATGACGATTTCAAAATTAGTGTTTGAAGCATCTGTGTTGTAGTGGAACAAGTTAGCGTTAGTTAATGCTAATTGGTAAGTTCTGAAAGTATCAATACCGCACATGATAACTGTATCAGGCTTATCAAGTAAAGCAGCAGGAATAGCTCTGAAAATACCTTGCATGATTGCATTTACGTTTGATACTGTAATACCTCCCGAAGCTGAGTAAGGAGCTCCAGCCATAAATACTGAACTGTTAGCAGCAATTGCAGAACCTGAAACCGTAGTAATGATTTTAATTAAACCATCAAAACGAGCTAAAGCATTATCACCTGAAGTGATGTCACCCTGCCAAAAAGCTCTCTCCAAATTTTGAGCAATCAAACCAGTTTTTAAGTCTGTAAATTGTTGTTCAAATGGAATAGATTTTGGATTTGAACCATTAGGCAATACTAACTGTAAGTAAGTATCTTCTAAAGTTTTTGGACATAAAGATTCGTGAACACGAATAGGAGAAACAGTCATTCTTCTATTTGTAAAAGTTGTTGTTCCTGATGCAGAGAATCCGCATGAAGTACCTGATTGAAACACAGCGTCTGTATCCATCACGTTAACTTGTGCGGCTGATTTTACGTTTGGCATTTTTGTAGCCAAAGAAATTGATTTTGCTGAGAATAAAGACTTAGTCAATAATTCTCTTTCGTTGGCTTTTACATAGCCAGTGATAGTACCTACCGAGAATGCCATTTTTTATTTATTTAATATGTTTAAAATTTCGTTTAATTTATTGTATTGGTTGTCTTTTTCAGCTTTGAAATTAACATTGAAAGCTTTTGTGTCAATCACTTCTGAAGGCGCATCTGCTAACTTCTCAACGATTTCAACTAACTTAGAAAAAGCTTCTTTTTGTGAATCCATTTTTTGTTCAGTAGCTCCCATCATTTCTTTCATTTTTGATTGAAGTTCCATTATCATTTCTTCGCACTTCATGATTTTAGCACCCATTTCTTCAACCATTGGCATATAGTCTTCAGCCATTTTTTGTTTAGCTTCAATTTCAATTTCAACTGGTGCTTCAGGCATTTCAGCTGGAGTTTCAGGCATAACCAAAGTGGTTACTTTTCCATTTTCAACAGTGATTTTTCTGCCGTCTTGTAATTCGTGTTCGCCATCTGGAGCTGGGACTTCACCTGACTCGCTAACTACCATTACACTCGTACCTTCTGCCAATGGTCCTTCCCATTTAATGATGGTAATTCCATCTGCTAATTTTGCCTCCTCAAAAGAAGCTACTTCTTCTGAGAAGATTTCTTTCAACTTAGTTAAAAGCTCTTTTACATCGCTCATATTATTTGTATATATATTTTGTTTATTCAATTTTAATTTATCAACAAGTGCGATTGCCTCTTGGACATTAGTAACCATCTCAACTTTTCTGTCTGTGAATAATCCTTCAACAGAAAATCCTTTAAACTTACCACTCTTAATGTAGTCATTCCAAATCTCCTCGTTGTCCACCTTACACGAAATAAACCAACTACCATCTGGTAAATCTTCAAAGCCTTCTGGTGCTTTAATTCCACGCATTGAATCAATGATGAAAGACTCAATTAAGTAAACCCCTTCCGCTAACATATTCTTTTTATGTTGCAGATTAAAGTTGCTATTGTATTGGTTTTTGAAATATCTCTCTACTATTTTTTGAATCGTTTCTTTTGAGAAAACTACATTATACTCTTCACCATCTTTTCCTCTACGATAGATAGATTGGTTCGGAATCATTGCTGGTCCTGAGATTATTTGCTTGTCAGTTGTCTTAAAGCTAAAGCCTTTCTTTTCCCACTTAGCATAGCAAACCGCTGCTGCTTGTTCTTGACTCATTCCGCCATTAACCTCAACTCCTATGCACCTACTTACAAACTCGTCTTGGCTTTCTCCTGCTTTTGGCTCAACTATAAACTTTTCCCCGATTGTTCCAAGTGCCTTAACTACTTCTGCGTTGTTGTCGTAATGCTTAGAGATTCCTAATTCGTTAACCTTCTCTACTTTTGCCTTATTTGAACCAGTAGCAAAAACTTTTGATTCAGGGATGCCTAACTTATTAGTAAGTTCTAACATCCCCTCTTTATCATTACGAGCTGAGATGACATATAAATCTACTCCTTCAGATAATAATCTACTCGCTAACTCTTGTCCTCTTGAAGTACTTAAAGTATCATCATAGTCAATAGAGATTTTTTGAGTTGCTAAGTCAATCTGTTGTAATTTTCTACTTGCCCACTCTATCCCTTCATCGCCACCCCACGCTAACCACATTAAAGCCCCGCAGTCTTCTTTAGGGTCGCCTTTAGAATTCTCTCTGTGGCGTTCAAAGCCTGACATCCTTGCAATCGTTTCTCTGCTGATATTTTCTACATTAGCCAATTGATTAGCTCTTGTCCATCCAACTGGAGTGCCACAATTTAATTGGTATTTGTCCCTAAGTTCTAATGCTCTTTTTGCGTTTTCACTTGCAGCTTTAGGATAGTCGTTGTAAGTTTCAAATTCACTCTTAAAAGCTACCCAGTCGTATTCAATTGCAGGCGAATCTACTAAAGCAATAAAGTCAACTCCAGTTTCTTCATCTTCGTTTATAAGTAGTTCGTATAAAGGTAATTTAGCCATATATTTAGATAGTTTATTTTAGATAAGTTTTAACCTATAACTGCTTTAGCTTTAATAGCGTCAACCTTTTTTTGTGTATTGGTGATGTCGGTTTCAGTAACATAGACTTTAGTTGCTCCAGTATTGTTTACATCAATCGGATTAGTATTATCTATACGAGTGAATGAACTTGAAGGACGTGTCATTGGTGGTGCTGATGGGATTGAACCACCACCTGAACTACCCGGTACCTGAACACTTAAAATCTTATTAACTGTTGCTAACCCTGAGGCTATTGCTGCGGCTGCGGCTGCTGCTCCTAAAGCTGGTCCTACTACTGGAATTCCTGCTAAACTTGCATAAGCACTCTGAGCGGCCTTATACGTATCAATAGTAGTAGCTGCAATTGCTAAAGCTTTTCCTTCAGCTGTCGTTTCACCTAATACGCTTGCAAATGTTTTTAAAGTATTTGATGCTGAGTCTAAAGCCTTAACTCTGTTTGCTGCGGTTTCATCATCAATTTTCTTTTGAGCATCTGCTGCTTCTTTTGCAATACCTACTTTTTTCTGAGCTAATTGATACTCTAAATCAACTGTACTTTGCCCATACATTTTGGCGTTTTCAAGTTGCTGATTTAGTCGTTTTAAATCTAATTCATCCTGCTCTTTTTTTAGTTGCTCAGTTGTTAAATTCTGATTTAAAAGTTTAGTTGATTCCTGCTTGTAATAGTCCTCAGTTATTTTTGAGGTCTTATCAAATCCAGTTTTAACAGCATCTTCTCTTTCTTTTTGTGCCTTATCAAAGTCATCAAGTTGTTTTTGTTGACGTTCTAAACTCTTTTTTTGTTCTTCTTCAACTCTTTTTTGTCTTGCCTCCTGAGCTGATTTGTATTTAGCATCTTGAGCATCTTTTACGTTTTGTATTCTTTCGTATTTCTGCTCATAGGTGCTTACTGTACTTACTCTTTTCCCGTAATTCTCCTGAAGTGCAATTAAAGCTTTGTCTAAATCCTCATTCCCAGTGTTTAGCTCTGCAACTGAACGTCCCCTAACTATTTCAAGTATTTGTCTATTAGTACCGCCATAACCTTTGACCTTTAGTTTTAATATTTCAGTTTCTTTCTTTTGGTTCTTTTGTAGGTCATCAATCTGCTGCTTTTGAAGTTTTATAGTTTCATTGATAATAGCATTTGATTCCTTCTCAGTTATGTTTTTATTCTTTAGCTTTTTTAAGTTTACATCAATAGCTCTTTCTTGTTGAGCTTGAGTTAGATTTAAAGCAGATAAAGAGTCTTCAAAATCTCTTGTGGCTCTTTCGGCTTCTTGCATTGCTAAAGCTTGTTCCTTTATTTTTTCGGTACTAAAGCCAGTTCCCTGAATAAAACTTACTACTTGATTTTGTAAACCTGAAAAAGCCCCACTCAATAAAGCAATCTTATCAGATAGAAAGTCAACTATCGGACTGAATTTTGAAAATATAGCCACTAATGAACCAACTACAACTGCAACCGCAGCCAATACCATTCCTACTGGAGAAGCAATAATAGCTTTGAAAGAATTAAGCATACCTTTAAAACCATCCACAGCAGCTCCAATAGGACCGGGCATTTTCCCAACCGCATCAGTAGCTTTGTCTAATTTCTTCTCAGTTTCTTTGGCTTCCTTTTGGGTTTCCTTTAAGTTGTCGTTGAGTTTATCCGTTGACTTACTGACTTCTTCAATCTTTGCCGCACTGTCACCAGTTACAACTTTGGTTTCTATTACTACTTCATTTTTAGCCATTCAGTACCTCGTTTTCTGTTTTGATTATTATACTTAATATAGTTGAATCAGCCGAATCAATTAATTTAACTAACTCGGTTAACTCGCATTTTTCAATAAGCTCTTTAAATTTATCCAGCATTTGTATTGTTGTTTAATATGATTGACCAATTCCCATTAACTGGAGCTACCCAAATTGTATGCCTACCTTTTATTTTAAAACTTGAATCACCCTCAATAGTTTGTCCAGCTATTGGGTAAGCAAATACATCTGAACCTTGATTATGAATTACTATTATAGGATAACCCGTTTTTGGTTTGATTATAGTTGCATCAGGCAAATAAACTCTTGATGCTCCATTTACTAACCAAATCTTTTGACTGTAATCAGTAAAAACAAATGAGTCATTAGTATAAATAATATCCGTATAGGTCTTTTCTCGGTCAATTAAAAACCCAGTATTGCTTGACTTGTCTAAAGTTGGCAAGTCTTGAATTGGCAAATTAGGCATATCGGTTGTAAAAGTTCCGCTGCCTCCGTTTGTTGTTGTGGTTTGAGGTATAAAATTAGGAGCTGTTTTGATTTTTAGGAATTCTATTTGTACTGGCTCATTTGAATTTAAGTCGTATTCAACTTGATGAAGTCGGTAATACTGCTGGTCTATTCTGTAATACTTTCTAAATGACAAATTAGCCAATTGATTAGGCGATAAATGAAAATATCCGCTGACTAATTTTGAATCTTTATCAGTTATTTCAGTAATTGTTTTAAGCCAATAAGAATTGTAAAGGTTAGCCGTAGTGATGTCAGGTTTGCTACCATAAAAATAAGCCTTTGCAAGTGTAACCTCTAAGCTAAAAGTAGGTGCTACAATCTTGTCCAGCATTCCTGCATAAGGATACTGTGTATAATTTTGGATTGCCGTAGCGTTATAGTACAAATTCCATCCTTGACTTGTATTAACTAATCCTCCGTATTGAAGAATTCTGATGTTGTAAACTGGCAAATTGCTTGAATCAGTTGAGGGGTCTTGAGGTCTTATTTTTGGAATTATCCTATCGTTCGTTTTTGCATCAGCTGAAGGAGTCGCACTAAAACCTAAATCAATAAATTTAGAATCACGAATAAAGTCGTTGTTGATAGTGAAATTAATTTTACTAAATGGCTCTCGGTAAACGTCTTCATAACGTTTATTAAACTCGTCTGAATCTGATTTATAAGTCATCTCAAAAACTCTGAAGTCAAGTAAACCCATAGGTTTAATTTCAAGCTCCTGCGATACGTCTAAATAATCTGTTAAGTCTTCGTATTCGTCTAAGTAAAATTCATCTCTCGGCTCAATAATTAATTTCTTGTAATCAATCTTGTCTACCTCAACATAAAGATTAAACATCTTAATTAAATACTGAAGGAACTCGGTTTGTTTTGTCTTTTCGGGTAAGGCTGATACTATGTCAATTGTTTGGCCTTCTTGATAATTGGCTTGAGGGTTTGAGTAAAAATCAAATCCAGTTTGAAAGTTTAAAGTAAATAATCTTGCATCAGCTCCTACATAACTTTCATAATAAGCTACTGCGTAAACTTTATCGCCTGCTTGTATGTCAAATAAACCTGATTCAATTTTTATTGTTCCTGAATTCCCTACCGCTGCTGTTCTGTAATCTGTTGCAATTTGTGATAAAACACTTCCTCCCCTATTTACTCTTATCCCAAAATTAAACTTACAAAATCCAGTACCCGTTCCAGTTATATTAATATTGCCTTCAATTGCAAATCTATATTTACCACCTAATCCAGCTGGGCAAGTCCATTCATGATTAACTGTGCTAACTCCTGAAGGGTTGGTATCGTTTCCGTTAGTGTTAAAAGCTATTTTATAAACGCTTGACCTATATTGGTCTGAACTTGTAAAACTTAAGCCAGTTGAATTAGTCATTAAGAAAGTTCTATTCTCAACTTCTCCCTCTGTCATTCTGAAATCCCCACCGCAATAAGGGATAATTAAATTTTTAAATCTTTGCGAATTGAAAAAGTTTGATTCATACCTATAACCTGCTCCAGCAAAAATAGAATCAACTAATTGTTTAGCATATACCGCAGGATACATAGTACCAAAGTTGTAGTCGTTCTCAGCTGAAGTATTTGAATTGCCTCTGTCAATTAATGGGTAAACATAACCAGCTCCGTTAGGTTGTCCGCTTGCATTAAAGTTTACATAGGTAGTCCCGTTCTTAATGATTGATGTAGCCCATGAATTTTGAACATTTGTTTTATTCCATACATGGTCAAACTCTGACAAGTCCAATTGAGCTAAATTTAATTCACCTAAATCTTGAAACAAGTTAGCGAACTTACCTATTATTACACATTCGTATTCAATTGCTCCATCAACATTTTTAATACTAACCAATTGTATGTAACCTATTAGCTGAGCTATTCCTTTTCTGTAAAGTATCGCATCAGCTTTTAAGTTTGGATTAAAGTCAGGGTTAAAATTTAAGGTTGAACTATTTATTGTTGAGCGGTCAATATTAAAAATAGCCGAGAATATTTGATGATTGTTTGCGGTACCGGGTATGGTTAAGCTTTTTGAATAGTCGCTCTGTCTTTTGTCAGGTTCTCTAATGTCAACTATTGACTTATTAATAGGCATAGGAACACTATCATAAAGGTCAACATTCCAAGTATTACTCACTATACCTGATGAGTTGTAAGCTATTATTTTTAATTCTGTTTGGTTCATAGTGATTGTCTGTAATTGTCAAAGGTGTACTCAAGTGTCAAACTTAAACTGCTCAACTGTCTGTCATTGACGTATTGCTTTTCTTCGTAGTTGGTTTCCTTTATGTTTACGGGTATATAGGTTGCTCCGTATTCCATCATGACAACTGGACTAAGGACTAACTCTTTTAGGCCAACCCATTCAGCATCAGTCAATCCATCTGAGTTAATCTGAATCGTATCGGTAAACTTAGTGTAGTAGTCTGTCTTAGCTCTAAAGGTTTTAGGATAGTTTAAAGGTTGAAACTTCTTAAACATTTTCCTTTCTATGTCAGTAAAGTTTCTGCTAACCTTTGTAAAAGTAAACGCATCAAAACCACCTAAGTTATTCAACCAATGTAAACGGATAGGCGAATACTTTTGACAGCTCTTGTCAATTACAAAAGTTCTACTAAAATAAGTTATCGCTCCACTTCCGCTCGTGTTCTGCCCGTTAACTCGGTAGTAAACCGCATCTGAATAATCAAAGGCAGCATCATAAACAATCTTATAGTATCCAGTTGAGTTCCCTGAGTTAGCTACATTGATTGAAACGATTGAACCATATGTGGTAAAACTTGCATTGGATTGGATTAGAGTTGTAAAATTTTTATCAAGCACTTGCACATTGATATTGCTGAACAATCCTTCTCGGTCAAAGACAGTTAAAAACCTTTCTTCTCCATATCTTAACTTCTCTTGGTAGGTAGTTTGGTTCAAAGTCTTTAAAGAGTTTTCGGGTGGTCCAATGTTTAAACTTGTAAAGGCCGTTTTGCTCCAGTCTAAAAAGTCAAAAATCGCATTTGTTGAGTGAGCGTTATCTCCACTTGTATTATAACTTACTAAATTAGGGTAAATAGTCGGAATCCCTGAGGCATTGTTATAAACCTCTCCAAACTCTATCCAATAGTCAACCTTTGAACTCGTGCAATGTTTGATCCCAGAACTATTATAACTTTGAAAGTTATAAGTCACATAGTTGCGTAATACTTCGCTAACATCTAAATTTACAAAGTTAACACCCGGTTGTTTAGGAAAAGTAAGGCGGGCTACTGGGTTTGTCTGTCCTGAGACGTTAATATCCACCAAGAATTGAAATCCTTGTGCAGTAGCATTTGTACTTATTAAATTAAACCAAAGCTCATTGTAAACATTTTGCCAATTATTAGGTGATACGTTAATTGTTATCATTTGAATTTATTTATTATCGTTACTGAAATGGACCTTCCTAAGGCATCTGCTAAACTTTGAGCAAAGGTCTGAATGCTCTTTTCACTCAGGGCATCGTCTATAAAGTAAGTTGGTTCTATACCTTCCCTTTTAATACCCATTCCCATAGCGTAAGCCATTTTGGTTTTTTCGTCTATTTGTTTTTTAGCTCTTGCCGACTTAGTCAAGTTGCGAGTTTGTGAATACCTACTTTGAATCGGGATGCCTCTTTTGGTGATCCACTTTCTGAGTGACTTGTTAAAGGCTGGACTAACTGATTCCTTTTTGAATGAATAAGGAGAATTGAACTTGTTTCTGGTACCGCTTACACCCTTATTGATAAAGTCACCATAATAGTTCATATCAATAGCCATTGAAAAAGTAGTTCCGTTTGATTCAATAGGTAAAGTGATTATTGATTGGACCAGTTCCGAGTCAGCGTAGTAAGCATCCTTCTCGGTTAGGTTAGATTTCATCGCATCAGACAAACTATTAACAAAACGAATTACAGCCTCCTCAATTAATGAGTTGAACTCGGCTGGCTCTGACAAGTCAGTTCCTAAGTCGCTCAGTAAATTAGTGTAGTCTTGTTCTTGCATTCTGTCGCTTTATCTCGTCGGTGTGGTCTATGTGATAACTAACTATATTTAAAAATTCCTTTAGTCCTAAGTTAAAAAAGTAATCCCATTTGGTCTTGTCATGTCCAGCAAGGTTATCTATCGTTGCAACCCATCCCCATTTAGTGTTAAAGTTTTCAACTGGTTCTCTATCGTTTCCGCTTGACTCAGGAAAAAGTTTAGGATATTGTCCGATAATTTGCTTGATAGAGTGCAAAAAAAAAGCATGATAGGGTAAGCATCTTTGATTTTCATTTGATTCAAAAGTAGTTCGCTAATCTCGTCATGTTCATCTCCATTATACTTTCCTGCTTTTCCGAATCTCCAACTTATCGGCCTGATACAACTTGCCACTATTCTGTGTATGTTGTCCAATGGATTAGACTTCGCAAAGTGAGTAATGTCAATAAACTGAGCTGAGCTTATTTGACTTAATCTGTAATCAATAAAAAACCATCTACCGCCTATCTTAATTCTGTTTTTATAAACTGTCTTAATCGGCTGGGCTTCTAACTTCTCAAAGTCTGAGTATAACTCAATTACTTGCGCTGAGGTCATACCATCAAAAAACTCCTTTTCCACCTTAAACAAGATTGAAAGCTTTTGCCTTTTCGCTTCCAAGTCGCTTCCCTTCACTGAGTTTAGTTCTATGAAGTCCTTTAAGGTTAAATTGTAGTAAATGCTTTTCATTCTATTCTATATATTTTTTTAGGCCCTAATTGTAACATATTGACCACGTCTGTGTTCTTGCAATCTCATCAAAGCTAAATAGCGTGTAGCATCAATTAAGTGGTTGTTAAAGTCAACTGGTTCGTTAACTATCTTTCCTGCTTTGTCCGTTTTCCATTTGTAGGTTCTAAACTCTTTTTGTAGGTTGTTGCCTATCAGGTTCAATCGGTAGCGTCTAAGAATGTCTATTGAGTTGATGATTGAGTCTTTCCCCTTCTGAGTTGGTTTGATATTGAATCCTAAACTATACACTTCTTCAATACTTTTAGGTTCAGCTGAGTCGGCAAATATTTCTTTCCGAGCTATGCCCATATCCTTTAACCTTTCAGCTATGTCTTGGTTGGTCAACTTTCTTTCGTATAACTCCTCCCTTATGTATAACTCTTGTTCATACTTCCAAACGCTAACTAATGCAGTAGGGTCGGCTGAGAATCCCCAGTCTAAACCATAACCTACAAAATTGGCGTTATCTGGTACCGCTAATTGATTCGTCCAATTGTTAAAGACTAAGCCCATCAGTTGGCCTCTTTCCCCTAAACCAAAGATTTTCCAGTATTCAGGGTCTGCTTGCTCTAAACTTTCAATCTCCTTTTTAAGTGCATCGGGTAAATGGGGATTGTCTTTGTATGTCGTAATGATTAGGCCGCAATCTTCCCTCGTTAATACCTGATCATAAATCCAATGCTCAAAATCTGAAGGGTTATAGTCAATTATAACCTTACCAGTTGTTCTTAAAAGTAACTGCCTCCAATCTTCAAGGTCTATCTCATTGGCCTCATTTACAAATAGGATGTCTCTCTTTCTACCTCGTATCTTTTGCGCATCGTCAACTGAAAAGAATTCAATAAGGTTTTTATTAAGTAGGTAGGTATTTTCTGACTTGTTATGGTCCGACTCGTTATAGTAGCCGATTGAATTTAGTATCTCTATGAAGTCACGCATTGCAGACGACTTCAAAGCAGGAAGAGTTTTCCTAACTATTGAAATGGTCATGCCCTGATGTTTCAAACATAATCGGATAAGCCATTGTAAAGCTGAGTAGGTCTTGCCTGAACGAGTACCCCCTTGAAGAGCTATTATCCTTTTGTCCTTTACTGCCTTCTCTAAAAAAACAAAGTTAGGATTAAACATTACTCAATCGGCTTAGTCAACCATTCAGGCAATTTATTGACGTTTATATTCTGCTCAGTTTGAACTCGCTCGGTCAAGCCGTTTAGTCGTTGAGTTATGCTTGGGTTATAAACTCCAGCTAAGCCTCCTTGGATTTGGTCCTCTCTGATGGATTTTCTAATCGTGTGACAGATAGCGTCAAAATCGCTGTACCTTTCATCCTTATTTGAAAAATATTGGCTCAAATCGCTTATAATGCCTTGTTCAAAACAATACAATTCAAAACCCTCCATCGTCAAGGCCCTTTCCCTTTCCTCATAAACCGATTTTCCATCCTTACCAACAAAGGTATGTTTCAAAATTGGATTAGATTTAGCCTTCTTTTTGTATGCGCTAAATAGTTCCATCATTTTTTCAGGACTTTCAATAGCTTTATTTCTTCCTTGTGACATAATTAAACACCTCCTTTCTTAACTCGTTTATTTTTAATATATTAAAATTGGTAAATATTTCTTCATATAGGGCTTCGCCTAACTCTTCTCTTAACTCTTTGCTGTCAATTAACCTCTTTATGTTTTTGAACCAATCCTTTTTATTAGCAGTTAGGCAGTTAATTCCATGTTTGGCTATGTTGGTATAGGGATATTGATTAGAAACCACTACTGGTAGCTTCTTTGCACCCATTTCCATCATTTTAAGTTCTGACTTGCAACGATTAAATTCGGTGTCCTTTAAAGGTATCAATCCAACATCCATTAAATCGTAAGCACTTGCGTAAGTGTAGACATCCATTCCGTTAATTCTGCAATACTGGTCCTCTGCTATTTTGTAACCTGATGTGAAAATCTTTTGGTATTCTTCCCAAACTTGCTGGCCTTCTGTAAATCCGCTCAAAACTACTCTATACTTTTTACTTGTGTCAGGATTTGAGTTAAGTTGCATAAAAGTATCAGTCAGCATCATTACATCTTGAAAATGCGTAACTGAACCACTCCAACCAATGTGAACTTTATCGGTTTTAAGGTCCTTTACCTTTTGATCAGGTTTAAACTGAGCTTGATTAAAGTCAATAGCGTTCGGTATTACAAACACATTATGGTTAAATTGTCTAACTTTTTGAGCTAAGTATTCAGTAGGTACAGTTACTGCTGCTGCCATCTTAAAATTGTAAACTATTTGTTCAGCAGTTTTATTTTTAACCCAATCCCTTTTCATTAAGTGGTCATGAGGTAGCATCCAGTCATCATCTCGGTCAATAATAACGGGAATACCTAACCTCTTTAATTGTTCCCATAGTACTTCCTGATGCCCAAATTTACTAATTACTGAACTTGTATAGATTAAATCATACTGTTGTATAAAAGAATCAGGTTGATGGTCTATTGCTTCAACTGAGGTTACTTCGTATCCTTCCCCTAAATTATCAAATGGCATTAATAAACGGTGATATTCAACACCAGTTATTGGTTTTGGTATAATTACAAGTATTTTCATAGTAAGGTTAATATTTCTGATTGTTTGGTTTGTTCGTGCAGGAGTAATCTATGTTTAAGTTGGTTTTCTCTTATCTCGTCTAAGTTGTAATCCTCGCCAAATACCGCCATGTTATAATTAGGTATGAGAATATCTTGGTATCCATAGTCGTAAGTACCTCTATCCATAATAATTGGAACTCCGTAACTTATAGCCTTAATAACTGCATTGCATAAATAACCGCACCTCTTGACGTGGAATAAAGCTTTCATTCCTTCCTTGAACAATTCGTGGTCGTTTGCCTCTCCTAAATCGTTTCCTTGTCCATAAACTAAAGCTCCTAAGTTCATAGCTGAATGATAGCCTTGTTCATCTCTTTGTCTATAAAAGTGAATGATTGAAACTAACTTGTCATTAACTGGAGCTGGTTCGTAAACATTAACTAATGGAGGTAAAACTACTCCTTCGCCTATCCAATTTTTTTTATGTTCTGAGTTTTTCAGGATAGCTCTTGTGAATCCCATTTGATAGTATTGATTTATATGAATTGGATGAAGGCAAAAAACAATGATACAGTCTTTTCTCCTATGTTGTGGAATTGCTCCTGCAAAATGTGCTTCATGTACAAATAATAAATCAAATTCATCAGGAGGTTTATTATCTAAATGCCTTTCGCATTCTAAACCAATTAATTTTAAATAGTGATTAACTCTTTCAAGTTCATCATAGTGAGCATCCCAATAAACTATTTTCATTTCTCTGCTACTATTTGTTCATGTCCTAATACAAATCTTTCAACTGATACAATTTTAAATTCTTGTTCAATTAACATTTGCTTCATGTGGTTAACGTCGTAAATCCAGATATGTTCTATTTCGTGAAACATTCTCTCCTCATATAAGCCATCCTCTAAAATCATTGGAGCTTGAATAATTAATCTTCCACCATTAACCAAAAGTCTGTGACATTCCTCTAAGAATCCTTTGCCATCTTCAATATGCTCAATGACATCTAAAGCGATTATGTTTGAGAATTGTTCACTTTCCCAATTGCCAGTAACCTCAGGAAAGAAACCGAAGTGTAAGTCTGAATCTTTGGCAAGTCCTTGAATGTCGTTCTTGTATCTTTCGTCTATCTCAATACCAGTACATTTGAACTCTTCTGATAAATCTCCTAAAAGGATACCGGGCGCACATGCTATCTCAAGTACTTTTTTGGGTTCAATCTTTGTCAATGCGTTTTTAACAAGTACATTCTTTTCTACTACGTTGCCGACTTGCTGGTGAATAGTTGAATGATTCATATTTGGTGACCAATAGTCATTGTAATAAATGTCTTCAGGTTTTTGAAAATGGTTACTTTTATAACTTCCGTTTTCTAATTGTGTATAATGCTCTTTCATAGTTTTCTAATGATAGCTTGAATTTGGTATTCTCCATTTCCATGTTCTTCAGGTCTATCCTTATTTGTGCAACTATCATGAACATCAATTGAGATAATCTGAAACTCGTATTCTTTGCAACCTTCTTCAATTAACTTTCTAAGACTTCTTGTGTCAGGAAGTTCTTCTGTTTCGGGTAAAATAAAAAATTTATGATCTCCGTTCCATTTACTTGGCAAATTTGTTTTCCTTTCGTAAAGGTCACGATGAGGAACGGCAATAATCAAATGCCCTTCAGGTTTTAAAATTCTCATCCAATTGTGGATAGCTAATTCAGGTTGGTGCAAATGTTCAAGCAAATGACTGTTATAAACTGTGTCATAAGTTTCATCGGCTACACCTTCCATGTATTCAGCATTTCCGTTGTCTTTGTCCCATCCTTCACAATCAGGACTAACTGCATCTGCTCCATCCCAAGTATCAAATCTACCTACACCGATGTCAATTACTTTTTTGCCATCAATGTACTTTTCAAAGAAGCCTTCTTTGAGTCTTCTTTCTCTTGCTTTTTTTGTTTCTGCCATATTATTTTAATAAATTGTTTAATGCATATTTAAATCCGTTTTGGTTAAAGACATCGTAAAACTCCCCACCAGCAGGAATGACATTAGGACAACCAAAGCAAACTTCTAAAATTCTGTCAGTTTGTAATTGCTCAGCTATTGCAAAACACATTGATTGATTGCCAATAAATACTTTTGATGATGAGATATAGTCTTTTAGTTCGTTAAAATCATTTACTTTTAAGTATTCAATTCTTGGCAAGTTCTTTTTCATTACCTCAAATTCATCCTTAGTGCCTGCAAACATTTGCTTAATGTTGTAATCATTTAAATAAGAATAGTCAATTTGCCCATTTTGATACCTATTTGTGCGATTTATTAGCAAAAAGTCCTCTTTAGGGTTATCTGAAGTAAACAATGGTCCTTCAATGTCAAAGGTTAATTCAGGGTAAGCGTAGTAGTACCATTTCTTAATATCTCCACCACCTAAATTTAAACCAATATTTCTAAACTTATCTAAGTCGTAATCAATTTTTTGTCCATTGTAAACCATTACATCAGCTATAAATTCACAACTAAGCAATAAAGGCCTCAACATTTTAAACATATACTCGTTTAACATCACGTTGCCGAGTGGGTGTCCTGCCATAATGTGTCTTAAAGGTTGATTCAAATGCAAATAAAGTACGCCTAAAGACTCATTATCTTGACAAGCCTTTCTAATTGCGTTTAGTGAGTAAATAATATCGCCAGTATTACCGCTGTGTTTAAACTTTAGCATTTCTTTTTCTTTTAG